TTCAACATTTAAATTGGTTATTTGTAATTCAGTTACTGCACCCGTTACAGTTAAATTACCACCTACACTTAAATCATTGGTTACTGATACTGCATTTGCACTTAATGTAGTTCCATCAAATGTTAAATTTGCGGAATCAACTAAACTATCACCATCATTTGCGTATGGAACTCTATTAGCTGTTAATGGAGTACCATTGTTATCTAATAGTGTATCACCCCATACTCTAGAATCAATCTCATCTGTTACTAAAGATGAACCATTGTATACAACTACTGTATTATCAGTACCTGCTGCGATATTTGGAACATTGATTGTTGCTCCGTTGATTGTTACAGAATCACCAGAACCATCACCTAATGTTGTATTACCATCTACACTCAAGTTTCCAGCTAATGTGGTATTACCACCTACATCTAAGCCACCAGATGCGGATACAGCACCCGTTACATCTAATAATGAACCATCAAATGTTAAATTTGCTTCACCATTACCATTTCCAGTACCTGTTGCGGTAATTACTCTATTATCTGCATCATTTGATACAGTAAAGGTAGATACACCAGTTAATCCAGTACCATCACCAAAAAATGAACCTGTAAATGAACCGGTTACACCTGCTAATTCAGCTTGGGAGCCCGATACTATTATCTTTTTCCACTCTGCCATTTTAAATTCCTATATTTTTTTGAGTTTATGTTTTTATTTCTATGTTAATAAATAGTATGTTTTATAAAAAAACGAAAAAATTACTTCCACTAATTAATAATCCACCAGTTTCTCCATTAGGAGTTACTAAAGATTCTTTAATAATAAAAGTTCCTTCTGAATTTACTTTTAATTTATCATCACCATTGATGTTAATATTAAATAAATCTAAAGTGGGTGCTGGGTTTGATATTAAAAAAAGAGATGTTGTTAATTGAGATTGAACATCTAATGAACCCGTTATTTGAAGTGATGATGTTGTAAAGTATAAACTATCACTTATTTTTTCAAATATACTGTTAGCACCACGAGGTCCTTCAGGTCCTATAGGTCCAATAGGCCCTCTATCACCTTTAGGTCCTGCCGCATTTACTTGAACTATTGATGTTATGGGTTGGGTAACTTCAATATTCGATGGAGTATTGATATTTACAATTTCAATTTTATTATTTGAGTTTGTTACCGATACTTCATTAGTATTATCTACTATGTTTACTTTCTTAGATGCCATTTATCTGGTAACTTCCTTAGATAATTTTATTTTACCTTCTAATAATCTCACAACATATTCATTTACACCACTACCACTATAAATTTCCAAATCATAATACGCAGTATCGAAATCTAAGTTGGATGATGTTACGGCAGATATATAAATTCCAATAGAACCTGATGTTGGTGGTGTAGTTCCGTTTGAACCACTAAAATTCAACCCAGTTCTATCAGCTTGTAGTGTTGATGATAGTGAAAGATATATCTGAGATGAACCTACAGTAGGTCTTACTTGCATTCTACCATTATATAAACTTAAATCTACAGGTGAGTTGTTAGAATCCTTATATTGAATCTCAAATTCTAAAGTTGCCCCTTGTTCTATTGTAAATGAGTATTTTCCTGCTGACATATTTACCTTTATTGTATTTTAATATAAATATTTAGATTATTAATAATCAGTAAGTAACCTTAAAATCTCATCTAATGATTCGTGTCTATGATTATCTTTCAATGTTATATCATATACATATTTAGAACCTCTTAATTTCGGAACTTCGTGAATTGCTGAATCATTTGGGAATTTTAAATCTATTTGTTGTTTATCTCCACATAAAATCATAGTTGAATTCTTACCAACCCTACCCAACACCATAAGAAGTTGTTGTTTGGTTAAGTTTTGGAACTCATCTACTATAATTATCGAGTCTTCAAAAGTTCTACCCCTAAAATGTGATAAACTTACCAATTCAATGTTCTCATCCTTTTCCATTTTCTCTAAAATTGGTGGTTTATTGTAAACTTTTCTCATATTAGAACGAATTGGAACTAACCATGGTTCCATTTTCTCTTCTAACGAACCTGGTAAGAACCCATTATCTTCATTTGATACAGTTGGTCTCGTTATAACGATTTTATTAACCATTCTTTTGAAAAAAGAGTCTAATGCAATCTGAACTGCTAATAATGTCTTACCACTACCTGCTTTTCCTACTACAAAATTGAATGGATGTCTTAAAATTTCCGATTTTGCTGACTTTTGCTCATCTGATAACGATATTGAAAATTTAATATTACCTTTTGGTGGATTTTTATCTTTATTTTCTGTCATACATACCTTTTTTTATGAAACCTTTAGTATAAATATCAAATCATTTGTTATTCAATGTATAACTTAACATAAACTTAACATTTAAAATTTGGACTATTCAAAATAAAGTGGTAAATTTACTATGTAATAATGATTAAGAGTTATGAAACTAAAAGAGTTTAAAAAATCAGAATTTTTAAAAGAAGTAAAATCCAAATATGGTTCTATTTCTAAATTGAAAAAACACCTCAAAGAAACCGCAGTCTATCAATATGGGGGTAAAATCAACGAAACTAAAATATATGGGTGTAAAGTTGTTTATACTTCAAACCCTAATTGTTTCGCCAGTTATTTGATAACAATACCATCGGTTGGTATGAGTGAACAATTGGGTTTAGATAGTTCATCTATTACTAAAGCGGGTCATCAAAGAGGTTGTAGTGGTTATTATTTAAAATAAAAAAGATATAATGCATAAAAAAAAGGGGTGATTTCTCACCCCTTAATTTAAAGTAATCTATAATCTAATGATTATTGAATTTTGTGTAGACCATCTACAAAAATCTTACCGTAAAACTCACCTCTTAGCATTTGCTTAGCGTAACGAGTCATTACACCTTTACGAGGAGTGAAGTTTTTCGGGTCATATACCAATGGAGTCATAATCAATGGAATATATGGTGCGTATACTGCTCCAGTTTCAAGGAATTGAGTTCCTCTATATCCCATAAGGATTACATTCTCTTTCATATAAGGATTCTTATATACTTGGAATCTACTATTCAATGAACCAACTTTAGTTACACCAAATGCGAATTGAGCATCACCGTTATCTGCTGTAGAAGCATATCCAGGGATAGATTCAATGATAGTCGCAACATCAGGAGATACTACTAAGAAATTAGCACCACCTCTTAATGTTTTTTGGTGAATTTTGTTAGATACACCAGCAATTACAGTTCCTAAAGTCTGGAACCATGCTTGTTGAGTGAATGCAGATGCTTGAGCCCCAGTAGAAGAGTAATTAGCGAATGCAGAACCATTCCACTCTCTACCTACAGTTGCTGACCAGTAACCTGAAGTCTTAGCATCTTGAATCAACATATCTAAGATTTCAAAATCAATTTCTTGCGAAATATACTCAGATAACATTGAAGTCAATTCAGCTTCAGCATCAATTGAGTGATATGCGTTCAAATCTTGTGCGAATTCAGGTGTCCATTGTGCTTTTAACTTACGAGTCTTAGCAACGATTGGAACACTCTTCATTTCAACATTCAATTCAGGAATATCGATATCTACTTCTGGGTTATTACTTAATGAAGTTCCTTTAGCTTCGAAATCACCTCTTGAAGTATCAGTTGGTTGTTTGTGATATTTAACTTTCACTGCAGCAGATGAATCACCGTTTACTACGAATGTAATGTTTCCACCACTCAATGAAGTAAATTGTGGGAATTGGTCAGTAATAGCAGTACCACTAACTGTAAACGCTCTGATACCTTTAGTATCGAATCCTGCAAGTGAAGCAGTTTGTACTGTTAATGTAAATACAGAACCATTTCCAATTTCAGTTGCGTAAGATGCTGAGAAATTAGTATCGTAATTCCATACAGATGGGGAACTTGCCGAACCTGTGATGTAAGTAGTAGATGTAATTTCAGCTGAACCAGTTACACCTGTGAAATCTGCAGATGTATCATTTACTGAGTATCCAAATCTACCAGCACCATACAAACCGCCTGATGGGTCTGAAGTAGTTTCAGTAATACCGAATACTGAATCAGCTTGTGAATCTTTACCACTACCAGTTGTGAAACCAGGTTGACCTGTTCCGTATTTGAAATCCAAGTAGAATACAAGACCTGAAGGTAAGTTCATTGGTTGAACACTTACAAAGTCTTTTGCTACGATTTCAGAAAAAATACGTCTTACTAATGGTAAAGCCACACCAGCCCACTCTTCAGAGTTTGCAGATGTTCCAGTAGCAGATGCTTCTTTTACTAATTGTTTTGCTTGGTTTTCTAAAAGGGTTGCAACACCAGCTTTTTCAACATCGCTGTTAATTCCTTCAAGAAGACCAGTCTTCTGCCATTTGGCAGTTAATCGGCGAGTAACCTCACTCAAACGTGATTGGTGAGATGCGCCTTCATTTAAAATGTTTTTTAAATTCATTTTATATCTCCGTTTTTTTAAAATTATTTTAAACCAGCTAGTTTTTTCCATCTAGCGGCCAATTCATTACCTTCAGAAATTATTTTCTTAGGTGCAGAACTTTTTGTTGGTTTTG